ATAAACTCATGCAACTCTATGATCCGGCCCTCTCGTTACAGTGCCGGGATAAGACACATTATGCGCTCGATAATTTTGAATACGATTATAATAAGACGGAGATTATCCGTATGATGAACCAAGACGGCTTCGGCGTATTCAATTGGGACGATCTTCATGCAACAATGAATCGCATTTGCCTTGACAAAGCACTGCAGAAGTAGTATTATAAGGCAATGGGGACAGCAATGAAATTAAACGGTGAGCCAATGAGCTTCTCTAAGTATGGGAAGTCATTTCAAGAAAAGCTATGCATGGTCATACTGGACGATCGCGCTTTCGCAGATCAGATCGAGGAGGTATTGGATGTAAACTTTTTGGAGTTAAACTATCTTAAGTGCTTCTTGAATAAGGTATTTGATTATCGCAAGAAGTATGAGGTGCACCCCTCCCGAGATATTATGAAGACCATTCTTAGATCCGAACTGGACAACGAGAATGAGTTGACCTCTAAACAGGTACGAGAATACTATGTGAGAAGTCAAGTTAATGCTGTTACCGATGTTGAATACATTAAGGACACAGCCCTAGACTTTTGTAAAAAGCAAAACCTTAAGTCGGCCATGGTGAAGTCTATAGGGCTCCTTCAAAACTCATCCTTCGATGAAATCTCGCAGGTCATCAACGATTCCCTCAAGCTAGGGATGGACAACGATGAAGGTTATGATTATAAGAGGGACTTCGAAGAGAGGTTTAAGCCACGCTTCCGCAACCCGGTAAGCACAGGGTGGGAGCTTATTGACGATATATGCAAGGGAGGTTTGGGACAAAAAGAATTGGGCGTTGTTATCGCCCCCACTGGCGCGGGCAAATCTATGGCCCTTGTCCACTTGGGCGCCGAGGCGCTGCGAGAAGGCAAGACAGTGGTGCATTATACGCTTGAACTCCAAGACACGGTCGTAGCATCTCGTTATGATTCCTGTCTTACTAAAATACCCCTTCAAAACCTGACATCCTTCAAGGAACAAATTTATGAAGAGGTTCAGGATATTTCTGGTCGCCTTATTGTAAAAGAGTACCCGACCAAGACGGCTAGTACTCAAACCATTCGGAATCATTTAGAAAAGTTGCGTATGCGCAGTATAGATGTCGACATGATCATTGTAGACTACGGAGATTTACTTCGCCCGGTTCGTTACTTAAAAGAGAAAAGGAACGAACTCGAATCTATTTATGAAGAGCTGCGCGGTATCGCAGCAGAATACGAGGCACCAGTGTGGACAGCATCCCAGACGAACCGCTCTGGACTTAACGCAGAAGTTATTACAATGGAATCCATTTCTGAAGCGTTCAACAAGTGCTTCATTGCGGATTTTATTTTTACTATTTCACGTACAATTGACGACAAGGTGGCCAACTCGGGCAGACTCTTCGTCGCTAAGAACCGCAACGGCCCTGACGGCCTTGTGTTTCCTCTTTTTATGGACACCGCTAATGTGTGTATCAAAGTACTAGAGCCGTCCGAGGAAGATGAGGTCGTGGAGGTAAGTGTGAAGAAGCAAAAACAAAGACTGGTAGACACATATAATAATATGAAAAAGACTAATGGAGGCTGAGCATGTTTGAGGAAGATGAAGTCCGAGAGGCAACGTTGGAGTATTTTAGTGGAGATGAACTTGCAACAAACGTTTTTATGACGAAGTATTGTTTGCGAGATAAGAAAGGAAACTTCGCAGAGAAGACCCCTGACGACATGCATAAACGCCTCGCGAAAGAGTTTGCGAGGATGGAAGACAAGTTTATTACACGCAAGTCTAATCACCTAACCGAGGAAGAGATATATTCGTTCCTCAAAGACTTTCAGTACGTTGTGCCTCAGGGATCTCCCATGATGGGAATAGGAAATGATTATGTTAATGTATCTTTATCAAACTGTGTGGTTGTCGACAATCCACAGGACAGTGTTTCGTCCATTATGGACGCTGGCAAAGACCTTGCTAACTTGTTTAAACGTCGTTGTGGCGTTGGGCTTGATCTTTCTGATCTGCGTCCCGAGGGTGCTCCCGTTAACAACTCTGCTCGGACTACTACTGGGGCTTGGAGTTTTGCTGACTTCTATTCATATGTATGTAGGATGATCGGACAGAACGGCCGTCGAGGGGCTCTGATGATCTCGATGGATATTCGTCACCCCGACATCGAACACTTTATTAAGATGAAACAAGACTTGACAAAGGTAACTGGGGCTAATGTATCAGTTAAGATCAGCGATAGCTTTATGGAAGCCGTAGAAAATAACGAAACGTTTACATTACAGTTCCCGGTCGACGCCGACGAACCCGAGTATACCATAGAGACAGACGCGACTAGTTTGTGGAATACAATCATCGAGTCTGCTACTAAGACTGCGGAGCCAGGCCTCTTGATGTGGGACAACATAACAAAGAATTTACCAGCCCATGCTTACCCAGAGTTCAAGACTAGGACCACTAATCCATGTGGGGAAATTCCACTCTCTGCCTATGACTCGTGTAGGCTTGTATCTTTGAATTTGAAAAGTCTCGTAAAAAATTCTTTTGAAAAAAATGCAGACTTTGACTTTAATAAGTTGCGAGAGATCGCTGCGGTGGGGATGAGACTATCAGATGATCTCGTAGAGTTGGAGCTAGAGAAATTAGATAATATTCGTAGGGTTGCCGATACCGCGGACGAAAAGGTACTCTGGGGAAAGCTATTTGGCGCCGCCTCCAACGGCCGCCGCACCGGTTTGGGTACCCATGGTTTGGCTGATGCGCTAGCGTCTTTAAACTTGGCTTACGATAGTGACGAAGCCCTTGTAATTGTTGAGAAAATCTACCGCACGTTACGAGACGCTGCCTATGAGGAGAGTGTCTACCTTGCACAAGAACGCGGCGCCTTCCCGGCCTTTGACTGGAGCGTAGAGGAGAACAATGAGTTTATTCAAAGACTTCCTGAGGAACTTAAACAATTAATCGCAGAACACGGCCGCCGGAACATCTCTATCCTCACTAATGCACCCACAGGATCAGTCTCAATCATGTCTCAGACATCATCTGGCCTGGAGCCTGTCTTTAGAAACTCTTACACGCGACGTCGGAAACTTTCCCACAACGAACAAGAGGCGGAAGCTGATTATGTGGACGACCTAGGTGACCGTTGGGTAGAATATGAAGTGTTTCATCACAATGCCAAGGCATGGCTCGACTGGCAACCCTTTGACGACCCGGGACCTCTTCCTGCTTTCTTCGTGGAAGCCGACAGCATCGACTGGACAAAACGCGTTGCCCTTCAGTCCGTAATCCAGCAGAGTATAGACCACAGCATCAGTTCAACCATCAATCTTCCAAAAGGTACCGACCCGACACTGGTCGGAGAGCTTTATATGCAAGGGTGGCGCCAGGGCCTCAAGGGAATCACAGTCTATGTCGACGGCTCCCGTTCTGGCGTACTAATCAGCGACAAGGAAGAAAATGAATCGTTTCCTCAACATAAAGCGCCCAAGCGCCCCATTGAGCTACCTTGCAATATTCACCATACCACAATCCAAGGCGAGAAGTGGGTTATTATGGTCGGATTAATGGATGGTAAGCCGTATGAGGTAATGGGCGGCTTAGCCACTCTTATTGAGATCCCGCGCGCGAAGGCTGAGGGGATTTTGGTGAAGCATCCACGCAAGACTATGAATTCAATTTACGATCTACAAGTTGGCACAAATGGTGACACCATTATCATCAAAGATTTGGTTAAGGCATTTGATAATCCTAACCAGAGTGGCTTTACGCGAATGATTTCATTGGGGCTCCGACATGGAGCAAACATCCAGTATGTGGTTGAACAATTACAGAAGGATCGCGACTCGGACTTGTTCAGTTTCGCTAAGTGTGTCGCCCGCGTCTTAAAGAATTATATTCCCGATGGGCAGACTGCTACCGAAAAGACTTGTACGGAGTGTAATACCGAAGGATTAATATATGTGGAAGGCTGCGTGACTTGTAAGAACTGCGGTTTTGCCAAGTGTGGATAAAGGAGATAAGATGAGACTCACACCAGTAAACAATTACCTGACGGTACAAACCGTTGAGGATGAGACAGAAGACAGCGGCATCCTGCTGCCCCAGGATTACCGCGCAGTAGAGAGCCCATTTGCGGTGGTTGAAGTAGTCAACTGCTCGGGCGAGAACGGCACCATATGGGGCGCCGGATTACAGATTGTTGTGGAAGCGCACATGCTCCGCGATATTGAGCACAACGGCGAGACCTTCACCGTCATCAAGGAAAACCACGTAATCGGCATTTTAACGGATAGTTAGACTATTTATAAGTGATGAAACTTCTAATGGAAGACTGGCGCGAATTCTTAAGTAAGGCGCGCCGAAAGAAAGAGCCTGAAGAGGAAGAGGTTGACCCTCCCTCTTCGGTGGTGATGGCTTTAATGAAGCGTGGTGGGCTCTCCCGCAAAGAAGCAGAAGCGATGGCAAAGCAGCAAATTGAGTTAGAAGAAGTAGATGATTTGCTAGCGTGATGCTCTCTTAAATAATCCCTTGACCTAACCAATCATCGGTGCTATACTAGCACTATGATGAAACTGCCTCCTCTTGAATACACCTTCGACAACGTAGTCCTTGGGTGG